ACTGAAGCCCTGGTAGATGATGCTCTGATGATCATTGAAAATGGGTATACCCTGGATACGGTTCTGCCTTCTGGTAAGACAATTCGTGAAGAGCTGCAAGATATTGATATTCATTGCAGATCTAATATCGGTGTGGGTGGAACTTATTAAGGTTGACTCAAAAGGAGAAATGAATAAATGAATACACCAATAACATATGACACATATGCCTATATGTTCGCGGACCTCTTTGACATTAAGAATATGATTGATGTCTCAATGGGGTTCCAGTCAATTTTTGGTAATCCAGTCAACGGGGGCAAAACAATTTTTGCACCTGACGCGGAAACCGTAAATATTGAGCTTGAGGGCGGTGACGAAAAAATGTCTGCGTTGATCCCTCGTGGTATCAATGGTACGCTGCAATCGAAAAAAGGCGTAACTGCGGTAGACTGGACAAATATAAGCCGGGTCTTCCCTCTTTCTGAAGAAGAAGGAACCATAACTGCGGCTCAGATTAATAAGAAAGTACCTGGTGAGCCAATAGGAAAACCGTATTCTCGCGCTCTAAGAAAACAGATTCTTGCGGGAAAACTACATGCGGCTCAAACAAAGCGCCAAGTTCGAATGTTTGAGTATCTTGCAGCTCAGTCTTTTTTGACTGGTAAGCAGGATGCGATTATAGGTACGAGTGATTCTAATCAAAAGTATGATTTCCGCAGACATGCGGATATGACTTTTGCGGCGACTGGAGTTTGGTCAAATCCCGCTTACATAGGTATTTTTACAGATATAGACAAAGGGTGTGACCGTATACGGGCTAAAGGTAGAATACCCCCACGCGGTATGATCGTTGATGGTACTACAATGGACTCGATGTTGATGAACACGGTTTTTCAGCAAAAAGCGGATAACCGACGTTTCTATGATGTCGCCCAGATCGGTGGTACATTGGCCTTGCCGCCTGAGTTTGCCCGTATGGTGGAAAAAGGCTTTGTGCTTCGTGGTAAGCTTATGACTCCCGCTGGTTATGAACTTTTCGTATTCACTTATAACAATGGTTATGATGATGATAGTGGTAACTTCGTGAAGTACATGCCAGCAAATAGATGCGTTCTATTTGCACCGCAAGCCCGTTATGACCGTTGGTTCGGCCCACCAGAAATGCTGACTGGCCCTCGTAGGGACCGTTTCTATCAGGAGGAGTTTGGTATCAACCCGGTAGGAGTGCTAACTCGCTCTGTGAAAGACCCTGGTGCGGTATTGTCGCCTGAGATGTTCTGGTTCGATGCTTTTCCAGGTGCGAAGGAAAAATCATTGACGGTTCGTACACAAACAGCGCCAATTTTCGGTACAATTCATTCGAACTCTGTGGCGGTGATCACAGGTACGTAATACGGAGCATGGTTAAATTTTAAAGGCGGGTTTATCCCGCCTTTTTAGTAGGTATATCATGTTTAATATCCGTGAGCAAATGGTTAAAGATCTTGATTTAATTTTAGAAAAAGAAATGGGCCTACCTGTGGAAATAACACATCCCAACGGCCAGCATCAAATTTATAAGAAGGGTAGCACCACGGAACTTCTTATGGGCCGGGTACAGTATGATACGAAAGAATTTAATCTCACATCGGGGGGGACAAAAGTTATTCCGTTGTCGTCTATCACTCTCGCTATTAACTCCCTTGAATATCCATTGACCCTATTTAATGATAGCGGTTTACCTAGTGTTTATCGTTTTAAAGTTCCAGCGTACCCTTCCAGGACAGCACCAAAGATAGATATTATTTCGAGTCCAGATAATCAACCCAATGAGGGCAGATCTATCGGGTTTATTACGTTTTATATGCAAAAGGCAATACAAGTATGACTACAAATTATCTCACAATAAAAAATGCGTTGGTGTCAGTTATTGAAGGCCAGGCGCAAAACAGATACCGAACTATTGGGCATAAAACCTCTAGGCAGCAAGCTGCTGTATTTGAAGGGGCGTATAGATCGGTACAAGTTACCTTCGAAGAAGCGGATTTTGATAAGTCATCATCAAGAAAAGGGGGTAATCTGGCGCATCCTTTATCGTTTAAGATTGTTTTTACGGTGGCTATGCCTTCAAAAATGGATATAGCTGCTTTGGATGCTCCAGGGGTTACTATCGTTCAGAGGGCTGCTATTTTAGAGGCTACGCAGTCGGCTTCAGCGTTAGCGGAGGATTCCCTTGATGAGTTGTATGGTATAGTTGCAGGGATTTTAATGGACTTATCTAATCGGTTTTTATTGCTTGATGACGAGCGTATTGTTATTGATGGATGGGTAGGTAATTTTAAAAAATTAAATTTACAAGATAGGTCGCGTCAAGGTATTTCTGAGCTGTATGGGGATTTGGTCGTTTTAATGGCCGAGATGGAGTATTCGTGTAAAACGTATGAAGACTTGACGGGCGTAATTCCTAATAGCGTGCAACCAAAAACGTTTGACATTAAGACGGCAGTTACTAAAGACACCAATGGCGCTCTTATTGATGACGCTGGTGTGAAAGTTATAACACAATAAAATTAACAGGAGATTATGAATGAATGCATCGAGTCGTGCGGCGGGAGTTGGAATTCAGGGGGAGAATGTTTCCTTTGGCGTTTCAGTTACCGTTAAAAAAAGACGTATTTATATTATTGGAACACCCGATCCGGCTTTAACATCCGTGGTAGCAGAGGTTCCTGTCCAAGTATTTTCCGGAGATGATGTTGGTTCACGTACAGGCTTTGGGTTTATGCTACACCGTCTTGCTAAAAAGGTTTTTGAAGGGAATAAGGGTGTTGAGACATTTATGATACCTCAAGCTGAAGCGGGGGCTGCGGTTGCTGCGGCGGGTTCAGTTGCTTTTACTCCGTCTGGTACAGTTACAGCAGGAACATTAAACCTTCGTATTGGCGGGTTTACACTTGTACAGGTAAGTGTTACAGCGGGTATGACTGGCGCCCAGATTGCAACGGCCTTAGTTGCGGCTATTAATGCACTTCGTACTAAAGATGGTTGTCCTGTAATGGCAGTAGTCGATGGCACAGATACCACGAAAGTTAATTTTACTTCAAAATCAAAAGGTACATGGGGAAATAGAATATCTTTAACTTTAAATACGCAATACGGGGAGGCTGAATCTGCTCCAGGTAATTTAACCGCTACTATAGTAGCCATGTCTGGCGGGTCTGGTACACCGACTTTAACAAACGCTTTAATCGCGCTTGGTTCTGGGGATAACCAAAATGCTGGAGATGGAACGGTGATAGTGCATGGCTATGGTCAGGCTACTACCCCTTTAGACAATCTCTCTGTATACAATGGTATTGGTTTAAGCAAATTGGGAAATTATTCTTCTATGGTCCACAAACCTTTTTATTCATTAACAGGCAATGTTGATCCGGGTTCTGCTGGTCTTTCTACGCTTACCTCATTTACGAACGGTAGAAAGTTAGATAGAACCAACGGTGTTGTGGTTGCCGATGGGTCTCCGTGTATGCCGGATGAGATAGCCGCTTTAGCGGTAGGTATCATTGAGGGCATGGCTGCAACTCGCCCAGAGGAAAACTATGTTGATATCCCTTTACCGGGTGTGATCCCTGGCGCACAGGCAGATAGATGGTCTGACGAATATAATAATCGAGATGCCGCTGTCCAGGCGGGTATTTCGCCTACTTATGTAAAAAATGGGATTGTGACATTACAGAATGTTATGTCCTTCCACAGACCGGATAGTGTCCCTGTTGAAAGTAATGCCTATGCTTCTATTAGAAGTATCGTTCTAGTACAAAACGTTCTTGAAAATGTATACAAGGAACTTAATAAGTCTGACTGGAAGGGCATATCCATCGTTAAGGATAAGGCTCAAGTATCCAACGCACTTAGTAAGCTAAAAGTGAAGGATATTCAAGATGTCAAAGATGCATTACTGGCGTTAAATGCTCAAATGGTTGGCATGGGTTGGCTGTATTCTGACGAAATGCTTATTAAGTATATGCGTGAAAACCCAGATAATGTCGTTCAGATTCGGGCAAATATGTCTGGCTTTGATATGGTATTCCCCTTGATTTTCAGTATCGAAGGCGGAATTCTTAATGCGGCAGTTCAGTATGATACGTCGATTGCTGCGGTAAGAACTGCGGCATAAGGAGAAATAGACAATGAGAATAGCGGGTACACCAAAAACAGTTCGTATAGGTGGGATAGAGTTCTCTGTTCCAGCGGATGCGAATTTTAAAATAAATTTGACTACTTTTAAAAGTGAAGTTCTCCCAACTACGGGGGATAATATGCGTAAAATGACGAAACAGGCAGTTTCAATTATGGGGTGCCCTATAATCGGAGACGTACATGAGATGGATATGTTGAGAGCTATCGCGGAGTCTCCGAGTGATACGCGGATGTCTGTAACTCTTGCCGATGGTAGTACGTATTCAGCTACAGGTTTTATAAACATGAACGAAATTGAGTCGTCTGATTACAAGTGTTTAGTAGATATGTTTCCTCGCGCAAAATGGGTTCCCTTACTTGTTTAATTTTAAAAATAAAGAGAGATCATTATGGAAAGTAAAGCAGAAGAAAAAAATGAACAAGATGGGAGCATAAAAAAACCTCGTAACCCAGTTTTTGTAAAGGCGATGCAGAGCAGACTAAAAAAGACAGAATATATTTTGTCTGAAGAAAACGCCATGGATTTACTTGCGGATTTTCTTCAACATTATGGTGTTTCTACTGAGGACGTAGCAGATATGGAGGGTTCCCTTGAGGGGTTCATGAGAGGTATCCGTCTTGGAAAAGTGGATATTCAAAAGGATGATAAGGGTAGACCAGTTGTTTGTATAAGTTTAGCAACGGGATCAGTTCTTCGTTTTGAAAACAGCCCTGTAAGGGCCAAGGCGTTGTATATGACGCAACCACCTCCAGGTCAGGAGAATAAATTTAATATGAAAGTTTATCAGGTAGCGGGTTCAATGACGGGTTTGGGTGAACAGGCTATTATGGGCATACACCCCGCTGACCTTCAATTTATTGAGGCGGTGACAATGGTTTTTTTGGGGCTATAATCCCGAAGCTTGATTTAGCGATTCGGGATTTGTTTATTTTTACGAAGTCTACTAAAGGGTTATTCGATAGTGACCCCATGGAACTTTTTTATTTTCATAAAATTGTAAATAGCCTAAAGGATGCAAAGCCCAAATGAGAAACTACGTTATAGCGACAGAATTCGTAGCACTTGATCGGGGCATGGGCGCCACCCTTTCTCGTATAGCAACACGTTAAGGGGAAATAGAGAACAAAGCTCAAAGGGCTTCTCAAGCTGTAAGCCGTAAAATGGAGCCGAGTGGTATGTTTGGCTCTATCACTGCGGGGAACCTAGCAGCACGAGGGATAGCCAATGTCACTACGGGTTTTTATGATCTTTCAAAACAGATGGCAGCGACTAAGGCTACTATGAATGCTGTTTTTGGCGAAGAAAAAGCTACTAGAAATATGGAATACCTGCGGGCGGAAACTAATCGTTTAGGGGTAGCGCTTCCTTCTGTAGTACAGGGTTACAATCAATTACTTATTTCTATCCAAAAATCTAATTTTAGGGAGGATGCTCTCCGTAAATTTACTACGTCTTTTATGGAATTTTCTTCTGCTACGGGTTTGGCTCCACAACATGCTGAACGTGCTTTTTATGCGTTTAATCAGATGTTTAGTAAGCAAAAAATTATGGGGGAAGAGTTAAATCAGCAATTGGGTGATATACCCGCATTAAACCCAGAATTTTATCAAGCTATAGCGGATGTGTATAGTATTCCTTTTAAAAGCGTTCGTGATTATATGTCAAAACCTGGCGTTGAAGTTGATGCGGCAAAGGTTTTTAAGCGTGTTACGGATCTTATGCATGATAAATGGGCTACACCAGCTCAGAAAATGTCTGAACAGTATCTTGCCAATTTAAGCCGTCTTACAAATAAACAAGCGGAAGTTGCTGATATGTTTGGGGCTAAGGCTTTTGGCCCTATGGCAGAAGGGTTGAATGGAATTCTAAATGCAGCAACACCAGTATTGAAATTTATAGATACCTATTCAGATGAGATTATTGCAATTACGGGAGCTGTAATCTTGTATAACCAGGCAGAAAGAGTTCGTGCAGGCTGGATGGCGGCGGAGACTGGGGTAGGGCTTATTGGAGGTTTACGAGCGGCCACAAAAGAGTATAGGGCATTGGCGGCTGCTCAGGGTGCGGCCAATGCTATGACGGTAATGCTTAATGCGTCTATTTTAGCGAGTCCTTTATTTTGGGCAGTTGCGGGGCTTGCGGGGCTTGCTGTAGTTACAAAAAATTTATATGACGCGAATAAGTACCTTGAGGCTACTCAGGCTGAAAAACTTGGTGGCTATGGTACGACGGAGCAACGAACGAATAAGCATCTCTTACCAAAACCAAAAAGGTATAGTGCAAAAACTCTTGAGCGGATGGAGCGTGAAAAGGCTGCCATGGTTAGCACTGCTTCTTCAGACAAGGAACTTGCGCAGTGGGCTAGTGAAAAAGTACAAGAATTAAAAGTAGATACGAATTCATTTTTAAAATTAGAAATTTCAACACCCGAAGGAGTGGCGGCCACAATTGTGGATTCAAAGGGTATAGATCAGGTTTCTATCAATGAGAGTAATCTTGGAAAGGTAAAACGCTAATGAGTCTTTTTGATGGTATAAATGAAACTCTTGAGATTACACCGCCTACTAAAAGTAATATTGGGATACCCATTATCAATCTTATTGGGGGTGAGGGACAGCAACCTTTTATAGCAAAATGGACGGGGGATACGTCTTCTTTTGAAAGGAAATTACCTGAATTTGACTTTCCGGATATCCCTGGAACGCTACTGCAAGATATGAACCGTAAGTCCTGGGCATGGGACATAGAGTTTTTTTTTGAAGGTATTGATGCTCTTGATGAAAAAAAACGTTTTAAAGAACTAATGGACCTACCTGGTTCGTGGACTTTTCAGCACCCTACTGAAGGCACATTATCTTTATTTCCGGTCTCTATTAAAATTAAAGATGAACCAGTAGAGAGTTATAATCTTATTTCTATTTCAGGTACCTGGCTTGAGAGCATTCCTGAATTTCAGTTACTTGAGGCGGAACTTAATGTTGATTCATCAAAGGCGGCTGAAGGGCTTTTAAAAAAGAAGCCCCAAGATTTTAATGCCTTTGTGAGGAATGTGGGTAAGACCATTACAGATGTGTCAAAGTTTATTAACAGAACAATTTCAACAGTGAATAAGGTAAAGACAGAGGTGGAGAAGGCTACTGTTTTTGTTCAAGAGGCTTTGACTTCAGGAGTTGTATTAGCTACGGGAACAATGGGTATGGTAAAGGATTTGATCCTTTTACCGGGTCAGCTAGTTACTAGCTTTGAGAGCAGTTTTTCTTTTTATGAGCAGTTACTTATGAGCACTATTAACGATTCTGTAGATTCTATTGAGGATGGGTACTATAATGAAGCTATAGCAGCCTTTACACTATTTGGAGTAGCCGAAAATGTGAATGTAGCTGAATTTTCAAATAGAGATAGTGCCCTATCTGGTATGAATAGATTAGGATCAATGTACAATACAGTTCTAAATTATTCTGATTCTCTGCAAAACCAATTTAGTAGTTCTTTATTGGGGCAGCCCGCGCTTATTACGGATCAATTTTCAGGTATGCTTGGGGTTTTTGATGAGATACGGTCCGTTGTTCTAAGTGCTACTTTGAAATTGATGAGTGACGTTTATAGTTTACGTGCGCAGCGAATTATAGTTTTAGAAAAACCAAAAACCCCCGTTGAGATCGTAATTACTGAATACGGAACATTGGGTATTGATTATGCAAATCTTGATAATTTTATAAAGGTTAATGGTCTTAGGGGTTCCGAAATTGAGTTATTGCCAACTGGTAAAGAAGTGGTGATATATGGTTGATTTATTTAATGCAGTATCTAGTACGGATCAAGAATTTAAGGATATACCCACTCAAGGGTATTGGTATATTGTAAAACCAATTTCTACAGATATTCCAGATGTAAGAGGTTCTTTTCCGGGTCAGCAGTTTACAACTGGCGGTGAATGGATTAGTAATATTGCGATAGCTGCGTATAATGGTAAAATGATGGAATACCCTCGCATTATGAATGATCCTAAAAACGCAGGTAGGGTGTGCTCTGCGCCGATTCAGGGGAAGACGCAGCATTTTTTTTATCCAGGCGACCCCATATTCATCCCCCGCCTTGATGGACAAAGTAATGATAAAATTAAGGCGGATCGTAACTCTTTTATTTTTATAGTTGAGGGAAAAAAAGTTAAGGTTGCTACAGGTACATTACTTCGAACGATGGACACCTTATCTGACGGGTGGGAAGTATCTTTTCCATGGATACAGGGCAGGGAGCCAGAGTTAGATCGGATTACGGCTCCTCGGAGTTTCAAGGATTGTCAGGTATACATTGGTGGGATGCTCCAGGCGTCTGGATATATTTATGATGTTAAGCATAAGACAAATAAAGATGGTCGAAGTAAGGTATTATTATGCTATAGTAAGACTATAGATATTGTAGACTCTAATATGGAACCACCTTTTACTTTTCGAGATTTTACTTTGAAAGGTGTACTAGATGCTATAGCTGCAAAGCATGGAGTACTGGTATCTGTTATGGAAGGTATAGACTTGAGTAAAAAATTTGCAGCTACAAAAGCCTACACTATTGCTGATAAAGAGTTTGAGTTTATTTCCCGTTTAGCAGAGAGACGGGGAGTTCTATTATCCAATGATGAGCAGGGTAATTTATTGGTTCAACAAGCATCTCCGGATAAAACAATTTTAGGAACAATTAAGGAAGAGCAGCCTGTTAGTCAAGAGTATGAAGTAGAATTTAAAGGGCGAGAGATGTTTTCAACGTATTACGCTTATGATCGTGATCCTGCAATTCGTATGGATAAAACTAGATCAGCGCAGAGAAAAGGTTATGCGATAGTTGAGGATGCAAAGGTACCTGGTAAGAGGGTACTGAGTTTTTCTGCATATGAACTTGAAAATGCTGATTTGCAGATAGCGGCACTCTGGCAGAAAAATAAGTCTCTAGTAGAGAGCCTATCCATCCCCTTTCCTGTAGCGTCATGGTATGACCCATGGAAGGATAACTTATGGAAATCAAATACACTTATTAATGTGATTTCTCCAACGATAGGAACCTCTGAAAAAGGGTATATTTTTCGGATTAGGGCGGTTAAATTTATTTATTCAGTTCGTGGGGGGCGTAGTGCAATTTTGTATCTAGTACCACCTTTGGCGTATACTCGTGATAAACAAGACTTACTGAATTTGGGATCGTTATGGTAGACTACGGTACAGTTACTTCTGTTAAGATTGATAACTTTTTAGGTTCAAAGGACCAGTATATCGTTGTTGAGGTCCAATTGACTGATGATCAGGATATGGTGTCTTGCTTGTGGCTTCCAGGTGCGGGGCGACAGCAATATCCGTGGAAAGGTGATTTGGTGAGTCTTGTTTTTGCTAATCAAAATTGGGGAATAGCCGTTGCTGCATCGGATCATATCGCGGTTGATATTGGGCAGGGTGAGCAGAAAATTTATTCATACGATGAGTCTCGCACGATAAGAGCGTTTATAAACTTATTGGCGGATGGGGTGCTTGAGTTTAATGGAAACAGTAAAAGCTTGGTAACATATGCTGAATTAGTTCAAGGACTTAGTAATTATAATGGAGCGGCATTACCACCAACGGGTGTTCAGGGGGAATTCGCAAAGATAGCAATAGTTTTACAATCACTTGCACCTGGTTCTTATACACCCGGAGTCTTATCCGTAGATATTTCGGCAGCAGAGACAAGTACAATAAAAGTAGGATAACATGAACGGAAATTTTACAGAGGTATTTCAAGGTGATCCATATTTACAAGTTACTGCGGATGGTATCGGTGTTACATTTAAAGATGGGCAGTCTATAATGGATCAAGGTATCGAGAACACTACGGTTCTTCGCTTAATTTTTAAGAAAGATTGGTTTGCTAACGCATACCTATCTACTGAGAGGCGGATTAAGAAATCACAAGGCTTGGTAGCGTTATCGAAGCCTTTAACAGTAAATTCTATAAATAATGCTAAAAGAGGGTTTATTTCGGATTTGAAACCTTTAAAAGATCGGAGTCTCGTATCAAAAATTGAAGTTGACATTACTAATCCAAAAGGAAATAGTGTGGATGTGATTATACGTTTGTATAAACCTAGTGGTTCTCTTGTTACGTTATTGGCACAACGTAATGGCCTAAACTGGTTCTGGCAGGTTCAGAATCCTGCAAATAGGAAAATATGAGTATCCCTTTAACAGCCCTTGAGACAAAGATACAAGAAAACATTGCATATTTAGAGAGCAAGTTAAACCAGAAAGTTCCTGCGCAGGATGTGTCTTTTATTACGGTTTTAGCAACGATGGCTGCACTTGCGTCTGTGGGTGCTGAAAAGAGAATTGCGTATGAGTCACTTGACAATCTTATAAGTACAGCTAGTCTTGAGAAACTAAAAGAAATGGGCCAGAGCAATGGTGCTATTTTTAAAGAAGCAGTATCCGCCCAAGTTTTTGTAACCATGCCTGTTACGCCAGGTTCAGGGGAGATTATTTACCAAGGCGATTTGTTTTTATCAGAATTAGGTTTAGTATATCGGGTCGTAAGCTCTATACAGGAAGTAGCCGGGTTAATAGCCTTTGAGGTCTTGGCGGATGAGCCGGGGGCTAGGTTTAATTTAATTTCAACCAATAAGTTGTATCCCAGAAGGATATACCCGAATGCTACAGCGGCTTTCGCAACAGTAGCGAATCCTGCCTTAAAAATAGTAGGTACCGATGATGAGGATACAGAGATTTATCGAGAGCGGGTACAATCCAGGGAAAGACTTTTAACAGGTGGGGGCAATTTTGCTGATTATAAGCTTTGGGCAGAAGAAGTACCTGGAGTTAAAGAGGCTTACCCCTTTTCCGGAAAACCTTATCTTGATTATGGAACACCTGACTTTATTGTAGTTAGTGGCAATTTATATTTTGTAGATACCTTAAACCATGTTATAAAAAGGGTAGTGCTTTCAACAGGAGTTATTTCTATCTTTGCGGGGTATTCTGGGTTAGCAGGGTCCGCTAATGGTGCTGGATCAACGGCGAGATTTAATACACCCTTTGGTATAGGTACGGATGGTACGAATTTATATGTTGCGGATACAGGAAACCACACTATTCGAAAAATTGTGATAGCTACTGCTGCGGTTACTACTATCGCGGGGACGGCGGGAATAACAGGCGAGGCTAACGGCACAGGAGTAGATGCCAGATTTAACGGACCACACGATGTTACTTCCGATGGTACCAATCTTTATGTAGTAGATACCGGAAACCACATTATTCGAAAAATTGTGATAGCTACGGGAGTTGTAACCACTATAGCTGGAACAGCGGGTCTATCAGGGTCAACAGATGGTACTGGGGCTGCCGCTAGATTTAATGGACCCCATGATGTAACTACGGATGGTACAAATCTGTATGTGGCGGACACAGGAAATCATATAATTAGAAAAATTGTGATAGCTACAGGAGTTGTAACCACTATAGCTGGAACAGCGGGAATTACGGGATTTTCAGATGGCATAGGCACCGCTGCTCGATTTAGTAGCCCACATGGAATTATCAAAGATGGTACAAATTTGTATGTTACGGACACTGGAAATCATACAGTTCGACAAATTGTTATTTCAACGGCAGATGTTACTACTCTAGCGGGATTAGCTGGAGTAGCAGACTATATTGATGCTACAGGGGTGAACGCGCGTTTTAATACCCCTCATGGAATTTATGTAAGTGGAACCGACTTATATGTTGCTGATATTTTAAATCAAGTTATACGAAAGGTAGTAATTTCTTCTGGGGTTGTAACAACTTTACCCGGTTATACAGGACAAAGTTACCCAGGTGATCGTACTATTTTTGTAGAGTGTACGGATGACGTTAATATAGATAATATACCTCCCGTCTCTCTATTAACACAAGTTACACAAAGTATTTGCTTTGATGCAGAAGGGTTAGCTCGCCCTCCGTCAGGATTTACTCCAGCTACGCTATATGTTCGGCCTATAACCAGAGATGCATATAATGTAACTATTTATGATATTATCTTGACAGTAGATTCTAGAGTGGACGCAGAGGTTCAAGTTGAGGCGGCTCTTGGAATATTTTTTAGGGGGTTAAATCCTTTTGTAGAAGGTGTGGCGGTATCTAGTGAAAAAAATGACATTATTACCCCTGCGGCAGCAGGTATTGAAATTCAAAAAATTTTTAAAGCATATGGTGGTGCTATCGGGGCGGTAGCAATTTTTGGAGGGTTAGGGGAGTCCGTTGCCGGATATGTTTTGCAGGGCGGGGAACATGCTAAACTCGGAACAGTGACATTTCTCTATCAGTTATGAGTGTACAAATACTTGAAGCCCTATTACCACCTGATTTTGTAGTGGATAAGTCCTCTGATCTACAAAAAATTTTAGAAGGGTGGGGAGAATTAATAGCAAAGGATAGTGCTCTAATTTCAAGGGTTTCAGATATTCGGAACCCCTTAAAAACAGATTTTCTTGCGGAATTAGAACTTGAGGCAGGCTTAATTTATAATTCTTTCTTGTCTGAGATCACTAGAAGAGACAGGTTAGCAGCCAGGAGACTTCGTAGAAATGAGGCAGGTTGGCAAAAGTCCTTACAGGATGTACTTGACAAGGCAGGCTTTGGTTTAACGGTACACATGAACTATCCTACCGTTGACCCAAACATGTTTACAGGAGAAGCCTTTGCCATAGTTATGGGGGAAGAAAGTGCTATCAATCCTGCAACATGTGGTGAGGATAACGCAGTTTGTGGAGGGTTTGGTGGGTTTTTATGGGTAAATGGTAATGAATTTATTCGTCAAGAGCCAAGTATTTATACGGTATGTGGAAACTCTGATATAGTATGTGGTGATATAGAAGCACAAAGTGGTTCTTATTCGTCGATTTTGCAAAGAGCACGACCGTTTTTTGTTCCTGATGACCAAGGGTACTGGCCCTTAATTTTTTTTGTAGGGGGAGCAGCTACTTATGACGTAACAGGGGCTATTGCGACTATAGAACCTGTAGAGGTTCCCTATTATAGACGAGAAGAACTTACAAGCATTATAGTTAAGATGAAACCTCTTGGCGTATGGGCCGGGATGAGGGTTTTCTTTTGAAAGGTATTGAATTAATTTTAAAGGTAGGGAAAAATGAAAAATTTTCTTTCAGCGTTCAGAACTAATGGGGTTGCGTTCCCTTTCACAAAAGCAAAGGATCGTACCGCACCTGGAGTATATGATGGTACACAATTTATTGCAGATCTTATAGATGACTTATGGGGTTTTTATCAGGCTATTCTTAAGGCTGCAAATATTACACCCTCGGGTAATGTAGAAACCGCAAATGCTTCGGGGGCGCATGAGCTTACGTCTCAAGCATTTCAGGCTTTAAAGTTTTCATTGGGTACAAATCGAACACTGAATTGTTGGTGGGATGGAACAAACTGGAAATATTCTGCCGCTGGTGCTCCAGCGATCCGGATTGAATTGAATGGAGCTAGAATTTATTTCTACTATGCAGCAGCGGGGACTATAAATACTGCTATTACATGGACAACATTTTACTCTTTAGGTTTTGAGGATAAGGGCTTGGAGATACTCTCAAATTTACGAGAGGTCGGGGCTTCGTACTATCGACAGGGAAGTGGATCTGGGTTTGTCTTAAAGCATAACAATACTGGTCATACTGTTGCCTTTAGAACAGCCCCCGATGGTACAGATTTAGTTAACCCTGTCACTCTAACTGAACATGTAACGATAAATATAGGGTCTGCGGCGGTTGTGGTATCAAGGCTACTATTCGACTTGGGTGCTGGTGCATATGGGTTTGGGGGAAGCTCCTTGTCTTCGATATCGGATTGGAATAATATGTTTGATAGAGTTCAAGCCTTTTATTCCCCTGCGGGTGCAGCAAATCAACCTGCAAATTTTAACATGTTAGGACTTACACATTTATTAAATAATACAAATGGGGTTCAGCTTGCTTTTCGTATGGGGGCTGACTATGCGGCCTTTAGACGGCAGAATAGTGGTGTAATGTCCTCCTGGGTTGAATTTGCATTAAAGAGCGTTACGGGGGGTTTAACTTTATCCGATGCCTTAGTCTTAAGTGGG